TTGAGTTTATCCCTTGTGAGGTCTGCAACAGGCGAGCCGTAGATATCCATCATATTGAACCTCGTGGTATGGGCGGCAGTAAACTTATGGACATCCCGGAGAACTTAATGGCCTTGTGCCGGGAATGTCACCACGAAGCAGACTTTGGTGTTGAATTGTCAAAGGACTTCTTAAAAGCCGTACACCTTAAAAAGCTGAATAAATGATTCACATCATAACACCGTGTTCCCGTCCGGAGAACCTTTCAACAATCAAACAAACCATACCGGAGGACTGCACCTGGCTTGTTGTTGTGGACGAGAAAGCAACAGGCGATTTCCCAACAGGCATTACTTACCTGCGTCCTAATGTCTCCGGTAGTTGGGGACACCCGCTACGTAATGTAGGAATGGAGTTTATATTGGCTCTAAAGGCCAAAAGAGGCGATTACATCTACTTTCTTGATGACGATAACATAATCCACCCTGATTGGTACAAAGGAGTTAAAAACGAATCCTATCCGTTTATCACTTGGGGCCAGGTATTCAAAAATGGCCAACCAAGATTACATCCAACAAAAGAGCCACGAGTAGGTACGGTAGACACAGCTTCGTTTATGGTGCGGTGCGATGCAATCGGAGACGTGAGGTTTGGAACAGAATACGAAGCGGATGGATTGTTTGCTCAACAGATGGCTAAGTGGAACGTCAAGACCCTTGATGCCTATCTTTGTTATTATAATTATCTACGATGAAAGTATTATGTATTGGTGACCCGGACTCCGGGGTGGTGTACCACCGCATCTACAAGCCCTTCACTCTACTCAAGGAGAAAGGGCTTTTGGACTTTCAGATAATCAACTACAAGCAACCAATCCCCGAAGCAGATTGGGAGGGAGTTACCCACGTTATCTTTTCTCGTGCGCTTCCTTTTACCGGGGAATCCTTTGCTAACTTCTTTGCTATCTGCAAAGCAACAGGCAAAAAAGTAATAATAGATAATGACGATTGGTGGCACCTGGCATTAGACCACCCCTCAAAAGCAACATACGATAAAGCAAACTTATCCGGACGGATTGTAAACTCTATGTACTTTGCAGACGAGGTCTGGACAACCCAGAAGTACCTTGCCGATAAAATCAAGAAGGTAAATAAAAACGTACATATCATTCCAAACGGATTAGACCCAGCAGACCCGCAATGGCAGATAACCCGTCAGGAATCAGACGAGGTACGCTTTGGATACGTTGCCGGTATATCACACCTTCCCGACCTTGTGCAAAACAAGATTGACCTTTCACCGTATGAATCCTACGTAGCAGACATTGGTGGTTACCCACAAGCTGCAAAAGCAAGATTCGCATTACAAACACAATCACCAAACGAATACGGAAAGCTCTACCAAGCATTTGACGTTGCCTTGTCTCCGCTAATCCCAAGTGAGTTCAATCGGTGTAAGTCCAACCTAAAGATGGTAGAAGCAGGGTTTGCCGGTTGTGCGTTAATTGTAAGTGATGTAGCACCGTACTCGCAACATCTGAATAAAAATAATTGCATTGCCGTAAAGCATAAAGGAGATTGGGCAGCTGCTATCAAGTACCTACACGATAACCCAAACAAAGCCGGAGACATCGCTTTAACACTTCACGAAGAGATGACCACCAACTTCAATATCCACGACTTCAACGACATCCGTTTTGAACGGTTGCAAAAAATGCAACAACTGAAATGAAAAAAGTAAACATTGAAACCGTACTTCCGAATCCGACTAACCCACGGATTATTAAGGACGATAAGTTTAAGAAGCTTGTAAAGTCCATCCAGGAGTTCCCGCAGATGCTTGAGCTGCGTCCTATCGTTGTGGATGCAAATATGGTAGTCCTTGGCGGCAATATGCGATTAAAGGCGTGCAAAGCCGCAGGACTTAAAGAAGTGCCGATTGTTATTGCCGATAACCTAACGGAGGAGCAACAGGCGGAATTCATAATCAAAGACAATGTCGGGTTTGGTGAATGGGACTGGGACTTATTAGCGAACGAATGGGATGCTGCCTCAATTACCGATTGGGGACTTGATATTGGTGGCTTCGACTTAAAGGCAGAAGAATTTAACGAGGAGTTCTCTTTGCCAGATGGGGATAAGTCCCCGTTCCAACAAATGACCTTCACCCTTGCGGATGAGCAGGCCGAGCAGATAAAGAATGCAATCGTAGATATTAAAGCAACAGACGATTACAAATACTGCGAAACCTTCGGGAATGAGAATAGCAATGGTAATGCACTCTACTTAATTATTATGCAATGGGCAGAGCAAAAGAAATAATCGTTAAGGTAATACCCGCCAAGATTGCTAACGAGTTTGTTAAGAAGCACCACTACTCTGGAAAGGTTGTACCAAACAGTACCCTACACTTTGGTTGTTTTTTAGATGACAAGTTGCACGGGGTATTGAGTTACGGCCCAAGTATTAACAAGAATGGAACCATCAACCTTGTTAAGAACACCGGCTGGAATGAGTTTATAGAACTTAACCGTATGGCCTTTGATGATTACCTACCCAAGTACTCAGAGAGCCGATGTATTGCAATCAGCATACGATTAATAAAAAAGAACGCACCGCACATTAAGTGGGTCATCAGTTTTAGTGATGGTACTCAATGCGGTGATGGTACTATTTATAGGGCAAGCGGGTTTAAGTTAGTTGGGATAGCGAGCAATGCAGGAATATGTAAAATAAATGGGCAGGTATCGCATATTAAAAAAACCTACGATATGGGCTTAACAAGTTCCTTTCTTAAAAAAAGCGACATACCAAAACTAAAAGAGCGTGGCTATGAAGTTGAGCTATTAACTGGCTACCAATTAAAATATGTTTATTTAATTGATAAGGGTTGCGAATTAGCACAACCCGTAATACCTTTTGAGAAAATAGATGAATTGGGCGCAGGTATGTATAAGGGTAAAAAAATAACCCTCCAAGAAAGGAGGGCTACTTTGAGCGAGGAGGTCGATTCGAACGCCACTTCTTAATTGGAGTATTAAGCGTGCAACCATTACACTTTCCTCGCAGGTGAAACAAATATAAAACAAATATATGGTATGGACAAAACTGTACAACATAAAAAGGCAATGCTCGATGCATTAGAAAAATCCCTCGGAGTTGTAACCTCGGCCTGCAAGACGGTAGGTATTGGCAGAACTACGCATTACCTTTGGATGGATAGCGACTCGGAATACAAAGCAGCAGTCGAATCATTATCAGACGTTGCGCTTGACTTTGCGGAAAGCCAACTACATAAACAAATCAAGGACGGCAATTCAACCGCAACAATCTTTTTCCTAAAAACAAAAGGCAAGAAGCGGGGTTATGTAGAACGGCAGGAGTTAGACGTATCTACGGGCAAGATGTTTCAAATAGAAGTTCTTGGCAACGATACAGACCAATAAGGTATTTAACCACCTAATCAAAAGCGATAAGCGTATTATCGTTGAGCAAGGCGGTACTCGGAGTGGGAAAACTTACAATATCCTGCTCTGGCTTATTTTCTATTACACGGAACGCAATACGGATAAAACGATAACCATTTGCCGTAAGTCGTTCCCTTCCCTGCGTGCTTCGGTAATGCGGGACTTCTTTGATATTCTCCGTAACCACGACTTGTACCGGGAGGACTACCATAACAAGTCCAGCCACGAGTACCACCTTAACGGTAACCTTGTTGAGTTTATATCCCTTGACCAACCGCAAAAGATTCGGGGCCGCAAACGGAACCTGCTTTATATCAACGAGGCAAACGAATTGTTTTACGAAGATTGGCAGCAGCTTATATTTCGTACTGATGGGCGCATTATCCTTGACTACAACCCTTCCGAATCTTTCCATTGGATTTACGATAGGGTAATACCTCGTGAGGATTGCGACTTTTACCAAACCACCTACCGGGATAACCCATTCCTTGACCAACAGATTAAGAATGAAATCGAACGCCTAAAAGAAACCGATGAGGACTATTGGCGTATCTACGGCCTTGGTGAGCGTGGTATGTCACGTGCCACTATCTTTCAATTCGGAACTTCTGAAATCCCACAAGAAGCAAAACTTATTAGTTATGGACTTGACTTTGGTTACACCAACGACCCCAGCGCACTTGTGGCAGTCTACACACACGGGGATAACCTTTACCTGGACGAGTTGCTCTACCGGACGGGGATGACCAACCGTGACCTTCATCACCACCTGCAATCGTTAGGACTTGACCGCAGGGATGAAATCTTTGCGGATAGTGCCGAACCGAAATCAATCGAAGAGCTGCACCGGTTCGGTTGGAACATTAAACCCACGGCCAAAGGTCAGGACTCTATTAACGCAGGTATTGATATACTGAAGCGGCACAAGATATTTGCAACCTCACGGAGCAACAATCTAATTAAAGAATTGCAGAACTACAAATGGACGGAGGACAAGAACGGCAACTTACTTAACAAACCCATTGACGTAATGAATCACGCACTCGATGCCAGCCGTTATGCCGTCTATAATAAACTTTCTAAACCAAACTACGGTAGGTATTCTATCCGTTGAGTTATTTACGTATGGAACTTAAATTAGTAGTACCAACCTCGCTTGACGAAATCACGCTAGACCAATATCAGCGCTTTGCTCGTATTGAAGGTGAGGGAGAATTCAAGCAAATGAAGATGCTCGAAATCTTCTGCAATGTTCCATTTAGTGACCTGCCGAACGTCCGCCTGGTGGATGCGGTCAACGTCCTAAATACATTGGCCAAGACCCTATCCGAAAAGCCAGGTCTTACCAAGTTCATTGAATTGAACGGAACCAAGTACGGATTCATTCCCGCTCTAAACGAAATCTCGTTAGGGGAGTTTGTAGACTTGGACAGTTATATTTCAGATTGGGCAACAATGCACAAGGCAATGTCTGTATTGTACCGCCCGGTAACAAAAGAGAAGGGAGAACGCTACGATATTGAACCATACACGGCAACAGACGAGCGAGACGAGATAATGAAAGAGATGCCCGCATCCGTAGTGCTTGGAGCGCTGGTTTTTTTTTATCGTTTAGGGAACGTATTAGCAACACATACGTTGCGCTCTTTGGCCAAACAACAGACAACCCCTACACAAGAGAAGCGCAGTTCGGACAAAAGTGGGGATGGTATCAATCCATCTATGCACTTGCTGATGGAGATGTCCTCAAATTTGGAGACGTTACTAAACTTCCCGTCCACCAAGCTCTAACGTATTTGACGTTTGAAAAAGAGAAAAACGATATTGAATTAGCAATGATGAAGAAATGAGAAGTTTTTATTTAGCCACCCAAAAGATTAACGATTACCTATCCTCACACCCCTTGGTTAAGGTGGTAACCTTTGGCGATATCTTCGATGTTGACCTGAACAAGCAGACCATCTTTCCGTTGGCGCACATTATGGTTAACCAGGCCACATTCGCAGACCACGTAATACGCTTTAATGTATCGGTCTTGTGTATGGATATCGTAGACGAAACCAAGCAGGACATTCGCAACCAGAACGAGCCGTTCTTTGGCGTGGATAACCAGCAAGATATTCTGAACACGACTCTTGCTATCTTGAACGGATTGCAATCGCAACTACGCAGAGGCACGTTGTACACGGATAAGTTTGAGATTGAAGGTGACATTATCTGCGAGCCGTTCACGGAGCGATTTGAGAACCTGCTAACGGGATGGAACCTGACCTTTGATATGATTGTTCCCAATACCGAAATCTCTATCTGCTAATGCCACGCAAGGAACTTGTCCAAGCCGCATTAGAGCGATTTGCAAAGCGTGTAATCCAACAGGCGAGGCAGAACCTTACCAAGAAGAAAAAGAATAGCACAAAGGAGCTTTATAACTCTTTGGATTATGATTTGTCGGTTGGCCCAAACTCGTTTTCTCTTACGTTCTCAATGGAGGACTATGGCGAGTACCAGGACAAGGGCGTTAGTGGCGTAAAGCGCAAGTTCAACACCCCATACAAGTACACCAACAAGATGCCACCACCCAAGGCATTCGCTCAATGGGTAGTGCGTAAAGGCCTGGAGGGAGTACGGGATAAGAACGGACGATTCGTACCACGCAAGAGTCTGCAATGGGCTATCGCAAAGTCGGTGTACAACAATGGTATTAAACCGAGTTACTTTTTTAGCGCACCGTTCAAAATGAACTTCGCCAAACTACCACCGGAGATAGTGAAGGCATTTGAATTAACCCCGGAAGACTTCCAAGCATTTACACGTAGATAATGGCAATACCCGTAGCAACTTTTCCGACCACGCCACAAATGGCAAGGTCACCTATTTTTATTACGTTGACCAAAGGTGCCGGAGGTACCGATGGGCTGATTAACGCTACGCTAACGCTGCGTATTTTCACCGGTGACCGGACGTCCTCTCCGGCAGTAGACTACACGTTGTTCAAGGAGTCAATTAGTGATGCACCTATTACGTTTGAAATCAGCGAGTTAATCCGTGAGAAGATTGCTTCGGTACTAAAAACCAGTACCACCAACACATACGAATTGTCTACGACCGAAGGCGTTTGGTGTAAGTTCTCGTTATCGTCTGAATACGTAGATGCGGGTACACCGGGTTCAGGTATTATCCAGAACAACCAATCGTTCCTTGTTACGGATGGTTGGTTAACTTACCAAGAGGTTACAGGGGGAACAATCACAAGCGGACGGATGGTAACACCCCGCAGGTTGTATATCACAGGCGTTGACTATGCGATGCCTATTTACTTACCTGCCCGGATGTATTTCTTTTATCGGAATGTTGGTGGCAGTTGGCAGGGTGTCGCTAACTACACACCTGGAAACAATAGCAACACACGAATCGTATACATTCCATACGACAAAACAAAAGCTCAGGCGTTTTTGGTTGCTGCAAGTTCTGCCGTAGTGCTAAACGATACGTTTGAGGTTGGGTTCGGAACAGATGCCGTAACGCCACAATTCACCTACACGGTGGAGCAGGTCTGCGAACCTAAGTACACCCCGGTACGTATATCGTTCATCAACAAGTTTGGTGTAGTTGATTACTTGACTTGCTTCAAGGTATCTACTCGTTCTGGCAACTTCACGGCAGAGCAGTATATGCCACAAATCAACATATCAGCAACAACACCTCAGTCGCTTACGCAAACGATGCAGAAGCGTAGGTTTGACGTGAATAGCACCGAGGTTATCACATTGAATACGGGTTGGGTGCAAGAGAATTACGATGACGTTATCCGTGAGCTGCTAATGAGCGAGAAGGTATCCATCAATTACGAAGGCGTGGAGTTCACGGTTAACCCGCAAGATTCAGGAGTAGATTACCAAAAGGAAATCAATCAGAAAATGATTAACTACACCTTGTCGTTTGAAATCGCTTGGGACATCCGCAATAATATCCGATGAGAAACAAGGTAACTTTATTCGTAAGTGACCAGGAGCTTGATATGTTCGGGGATGAGGATATTACTATTAACCTATCCGTCCAAAACATTCAAGACATAAGCAAGGTCTTTACCGACTACACGCAAGGGTTCTCCGTTCCGGCATCACCCCGGAACAATTCTATTTTTGAGCATTACTACCGCACGGATATTGTCGGTGGAGCAGACTACCGATTGCGTGCCGAAGGACGCATTGAAATCAACGGATTGGTGTTCCGCTATGGCTCGATAGAGTTGGAGGGCGTACAGATGCGTAAGAATGCGCCCTATGCCTATGACGTCACCTTTTACGGATTGCTTGTAAACCTTACCGACTTGTTTGGGGAGGATTATTTGTACGACCTTGACTTATCGGCATACAACCACACCTACGACCAAGCAACAATT